TTGCGACCGCTCTCCCTCTGACTGAAATCCCTGGCTTCGACGTCGCAGTCGGTACTGACGCTGACACAGGCCTCTCGGTTCAGATCATCATGGGTCAAGAGCAGTCCGGCTTCTACAACATCACCGCAACTCTGTTGTTCGGTTGTGCTGTCGGTCGTTCGACTTCGCTCGTTCGTCTCAAGTCTGCCTAATCAGTCTTAGATAGACTTCAATCGGGCCTCCTTTAATCGGGAGGCCTTTTTGTTTGTCAGAATTACCACAAGTGATGTTACAGGCTGATTTAATTGCAGACGCTAAGGAAATAGTCGGCGACATGGCCGACCTCGCTCAGACGTGGACGACTACGGCTGGGACGACTTCGTGGCAGGTGCTAATCGGGCAACCGATGATTAGCCAGGACTTAACTGTGGGCGGCTACATCGAGCGCGTATCTTTTGAGGTTCGCATCGTGGCGGCCTCCGCATCGTGGACTACTTCTTATAACGTGGCCTGTGCGGCTGGGTTGGCATCGGGCCTTATCCCTAGCACCCTAGCCATCGGTCAAACGCTCGTCGCTACGGAGCAAAACAATCGCAAGTACCGTATCGAGGCATCCGGCTACAAGCCCGGGTCGGCTTGGGTGGTGTTGCAGGTGCGAGCTGAGGATAGCCGCTAATGGCTGACATCGGCATACGGATAAATAATGCCAAGGCGTTTCGGTTGGCTGAGAAGAACAAAGACTTTCAACGTTTCTTAGGCGAGTTACAGCATGAGATGTTGAAGCAGGAAGCCGCTTTAGGCGCTCGTGCCTTTATTAAGTTTTCGCCACCTATTCCTTATGGTGGTGGCCCTGGTGATAAAGCTCCTGCGTATAAGCAAGGCGAGATAGCAGTCGAAAGAGACATCCGCTCAATAGTTGCCCCACGTAGTGCAACCTTAGCATCCTCGGTTAATGACCTCTACGGATCTAGGTCTGATTTTGAAGAATGGAAAGCAAAGCGACTTACGAAAAACAGCGGAAGCATAATTGAAGCAATCCACAAAGATACCAATCTTGAGCGCGCATATAAAATGGCTCAAAACCTATTCGGCAAATCTACCGGAGGAAGAATACTAGGAGACATTTCCGAGATAGCAGATTTGCATAAAAAAGAACGGATGCTTTACCGCGGGCGTATCACTCGCAACCGTGGGCCTTCGGCTGACATTAAGCGCAAGCCCTATTTTGCTGAACCACGTCAGATTAACAAATATATAACCAACATTAAAAAACACGTTGGTTACCTACAAAGCGGTTGGCTTAGGGTTATAAATAAAATCGGTACTGTTAAACTTAGAGGTCAATACCTGTCTAGCGGTACTAAGGGCGTGTCTTCACGACTGTACAAATTAACAGGCGACGGAAACTTTAGAATGACCACAGGGTCAAGGGGCTTTGTATTTAACATCAACGCAACGGCTACCATTTCAAACCCTGTTGGTAACATTAACAACGTAGCCGACGAAGCTCGAGTCAGGGACAAGGTAATACAGTATCGATTAAACCAACTTGCCTCTAGGCCCTACAATCGGTTTTTATCAAACGCAATAAGTCGCTACAACTCAGGAGCACTTAACGTATAATTTATGGCAAATCGTTCAATCCGTGAAGTAGTCGAGTCTCCCATTGCAGCCCATGTGGCAGCACAGGCAGGCTTAACAGGCGTGCAAATCCTCAAAGGTATTGCAGTCGATATCCAGGACTTACCGCTCATCGTGGTATCCTGCGAGTCGGTTGGCCCGATGTCGGGCATCGCTCAGGTGCTCGGTAACTATTCCTGCCAAGTGCAGATTGGTGTGTTTACGTCGGCAGACGAGGCAACAGCCTTGACCGTCCACCGCGTCCGATCTGCTTTGGTAGACTCAGCCATGCAGGACATTACCGGCATCAAGGCGGCATTTGCAACTGAAGCAGACGCAACTTGCTACACGGCTACCTTTCAATCCTTTGAGGACTCAAAAGGCGACAGGGCTTTAGGCACTACAATCACTTATCAAGTCGATGTAGTCTTTGCCGCGGTTTAATTTTGCTTCGCTACCCATAGGTATATGGCAACCGTTGTTAAAGGCACAGCTCACATCTTCGGCATCGCAGGTACAGTCACCGGGCTGACCGTCCAATCCTACACAGTTTCCAAGTCGTTTGCTAACGCTGACGAAGTGGTAAACGCTGGCGGTACTGTCATCGCTGTCCGTCTATCAGACGAGCGCACATCGCTCAGCGTCGAGGGCTTAGTCCCTACGTCCTACTCGGCTGCCATCGGTGACGCATTGTCTTTTACAGGTAACGGTATTGCATTCTCGGGTTTCATTACGCAAATCGAAGAGCGTGGCGAAGCGAAAGGCTTCATGCGTATCTCGGTGACAGGTATCGACTACGAAGGTATCTAATTAGCATAAGTTAATCACGAAGGTAAGGCTCCCTACGGGGGGCCTTCTTTTTGGGGTCGTGCTTGACTTGTAAGACCATTTGATGGTTTACCCTAGTCCTACCCTGTATCTATGGACAAACGCTTTCTGAGGGCATTCTTGACCCCTTCCTCGACCACTATCGAGGGATACACTCTGTACCCTTGGTGCTTAAAGCATCGGATATGGCTATCGGCTATCGAAAGCCCCTTTGTTTCCGAGGACATAGAGATTACCGTACCGAGCCTTATCATCGCGTTAAAGGCGTGCTCCGAGCAACCCTTTGGTAAGCCGACGTGGCATGATAAGTGGATCGGGTTTAGACTGACGCGTGACCCTGAAAGGTTTAAGGCGGCCTGCAAAGCGCTCATCGCCCACATGGATACGTCCGAGGTGTGGCCTAAGTTTTACGAGAAAAAGAACGAGAGCGGTAGCGGAAGCCCTGGTACAGTCCCTTGGCAACTTGGCATCCTAGCGAACCTCGTACGCAATGGCATCAACTATGCCGACGCAATGCAAATGCCAGAGAGCAAGGCCATATGGTTTTCGACTATATTTTCTATTCACGCTGGGGCAAAGTTGGACATCTTGAGCACCGACGACGAGGATCTCATTGACTCCCTGCCAAAGGTAGAACGTCCAACGGACACCAAACCTAACTAAATATGGCAGGCCAATCTCTCGAGTTTACAATCAGCGCAAGCGACCAAGCCAGCAAGGTCGTTACCTCAGTACAAAAGAAAGTAGATAACTTTGGTAAAGACGTTGGCAGAAGTATTGCCGGGGTGCTAGGCCCAATGGCTTTAGTCGGCTTTGCAGTTTCTAAGGTTACAGATTACCTCGCAGAGATGGAGAAGAAAGCGAAGGAGGCTTTTGACTTTGGAGCAGGCTTGTCTGATGCCGCGGCTAAGCTCGGTGTCACAGTTGAACAGTTCCAACAGATTACAAAAGCCGCCGCAGCAACAGGCGAGTCGTTAGATAATGTTGCCACAGCTTATAAAGCATCAACAAAGTTTCTTGCAGACGTAAAAAGTGGAAACCTAGAAGCACTTGAAACATTTGAAGGACTTGGATTTAGCATAACCAATTTAGAAAAAATTAAGCCTGAAGATGTCTTAGCAAGGTTATCACAAGTAATGGTTACTGCTACTGATCCTACTCAGAAGATGGCAATCGCAATGACCGTTTTAGGAGAAAGTGCAAAAAATCTACAAGCGACACTTGCCAAGGGGTTTAACATTGCCGCTGCTTTTGAGGGTGGAGGTCTTATATCTGACGAAGATGCTGCTTTGCTAGCAGAGTCTAAAGCCGCCAAAAAGAAATTAGAATTAGAAGAACAAGTCGCTCAAGTGAAAAAACAAGCGCGTGAAGCATTTAGTAAGACTGAGGAAGGTAGAGCATTTATTAACAAAAATACTAAAATAACTTCGGGCGGTTCGCAGGGCTTTGTATTCAAAACGGAAACTGCAAGCGACGAACAATTAGACGCAGAAATAAAACGTATCGGTAAAAAGAAAAAAGAAGATGCTGAACGAGCGGCAGCCATAGCCGCAGCTGATGCTCAATCCATCGAACGTGCAAAAACTTTGCTCGACATAGACTTACAAAGAAAAAAAGCAGCCGAAGATAAAGCCGCCGCAGATAAGGCCGCAGGCAAAGAACCCCCAGCTCCTAAAGCAGAGAAAGCACCACCCGCTCCAAAGGCCGCCAAAGACCAAACACAGTTACCCGGTGAGATGTCTCGCGCCATTAACGTCTCGTCTCTCCGTGAGATCGGTGGCGGGATGGCTGGCGAAGTTGCTGTCTCCGAAGAGCAGTACAAGCAGAACCAATTAGAGTTACTGCGTGAAGCCGTTAAACAGTTAGAAGCACTTAATGGAAAGAATGGTGGAGTAGACTTTACTAAAGGTAGAGATGTGGCTCCATTTAACCCAATTAAAAACGTAGCATAACATGGCAAACACTTACAAA